CATTGGTTGATTTTAGATGGATTTAGAAATGATGCTGTGCGGTGGACTAGACAGATATATGCAGATGATACTTCTGCCGAAGGTAATACTACCACAGCAGGAACTACCCCAATCGCTACAGGATTTAGCTTTGATGCTGGGACTACATGGGATACTATAAATTGGAATGGTGGCAAATACATCTACATGGCATTTGCATAAGAAAACGGTAATAAATAATAGTAATTAGAAACTTACAGGGTAAATTAAAATGGCATTACGAAGACCACCATCGACATTTTCAGATGACATAGTTGCATCAGATCTTGCTGCAAACTCAGTTACATCCTCAGAACTTGCAGATAATGCAGTAGATACGGCTGCGATTGCAACGAATGCTGTAACTGCAACCGAAATTGCAGCTGGAGCAGTAGGTTCATCAGAAATCGCAACTAATGCAGTTACATCAAGTGAACTTGCATCTGCGGTTACATCTGGTAGTGTAATTCTTACTGGGGTTAAACCTCACATCATCACAGATATGCTGTATCCTGCTGTTGCTAATATAATGATGGATGGTACTACTGCATTGTCTGCTGTTACAACTGGCCCGAATAGTTCTACTGTTACATCCAGCAAATATGGTACAGTTCAGTCTGATGGAAGGATGTACTACTACACAGACATCAAGGGCAGTAAGCCTATTAAAGATCCACGAATTGGTAGTCACTTTGGAAGTCAGAGGTATAATTTTAGTTCTATCCAAGTATTAGAACAAGAAACTGCAACTCATGGTCAAGGTGTTTATTCTATAGATGGTAGAGAATGGATGAGAGCTGTTGGTAGATTTAATATGGTTCTGACTAATAATTCCAATGGACTTTATTTGCCACTTACTACTACAGGAGATCATATAGAAATAACAGGTTACTTTAATAACGCTAACATAAAGTTACTACCAGCATCAGACCAAGACAATTTTGCATTAAAACTTAATGGAACATCTTTAACGGCTAATAATCCAGGCATAACAGTAGGTTCACCTCTTGCTGCAAGATTTTTATCCGCAGGTGCGCTTATTAATGTTTCATTTTCAACTACTCCAACTTTAGGAATAAATACTATAGTTATTCAAAAGAGTGATTGGTTAGGTCTTTATGGTATAGAACTAATAGCCCAAGATGTATCATCAGATGCAAACAAATCAAAAGTCCAGATTCCAAGTCAGAATGTAGTTTCATTTGGTAAGAAGTTTACTGTTGCAGAGACAAAACACCATAATCCATTTGCATTTAAAACAAATGGATCAACTGCATGGGCATCTGGTGATCACAATAGTACTGCATGGCCTATAGGGACAGGTTCTAGTACCAACATTGATACTGCAACTTCACTGGGTTTAGTGGCATGGGTTTCAACGAATTACTATAAACCTTACAACGGTGGACGAGTTGTTAAGTGGGTTGCTAGTGATGGGACGATTAAGACATCAGTTAATATGATGCCACCAAATGCTAGGTCAATAGCTAACTCAGCATCACTTGCAAATGGTAATGCAAAGGCAAATGCTTCTATAGCAAATAATACTTTTTATCCTACATTTGAAGCAACAGCAATAGACACCTCACTTGCAGAAATTGCAAAGACATTCCACTACGGAGAGTTTGGGAATGGAGCTGCGAATGGGAATGCCAGTTGGAAAGATGGAACTACAATGACTTCGGCAGATACCCAAAACGTAACCTCTGTAATGGATGATGGACTGACAAGTATATCTGGTAGTAGTGTTTATGCTGATGCACAAGGAGGTCATCGTACACTTATACCTTTTAATAATAATGATTATTATCAAGTGACTTTTATAGGTACTGGTGTTACAATCAAGGTGGAAGGTGGTTATGGAACTGGTACTTATAATCTTGCACAAAACTTACCTTATGGCACCCATGTTTTAAAGGTATATAGAACTAGTAACCACCCTACATACACTATAGATGGTGTCAGTCTAGGGCAAATAAGCAATGCCACTTATGGTGGTTTTACTTACATGACCTTCCATCAACCAAAACTCCCACCTATTCCAGAGGATGCAGTAATCATTAGTGATTATATGCTGATGGCAGATTTTGTAGGGATTACCGCAAGTACATCAGTGGTCGGAGGATTAATCTCTAAAGGAACTCGTTTTGCTAGTCCTTCAAGAGATTTCAAGTACAATACACCTACTGGTTCTTTTACTTTTCTAGCGAGCGTGTCTGCTGGTTATCCAACTAGTGGTTTTGCAATTTATGCTGGTTCGGGCAATATAAGTCAGGGACTACTGCCGTTTTTTGGAGTAAATGCAGATCAGTCAAAATTTCAAGACAGAACAAAGTTATGTTTTGATGCAGAAACAAGTGAGTCAGGTATTACTAAACCATCATCTGTAACTAGTACTTGGTATAATCATAATTATAAGGCAACTAATCTAACTGTAGGTGTGCATACTTTAAAACATTTGGCAAACAATAATCACTGGAATCATGGTGATACATACATAGCCTCACCAATCCACACCAGTTCACACTACCAAACCTTTGAAGGGCCCTACCTGAATGAGTTAGTAGGGGGCGACAGGAACATGGAACAGAATAATCTGGTGGTTACTCCAGATGGTAAGACATGGGAACAATTTTCAAGTCCGTATAAACCCTCTTATCCAAAAGCCGGATGGCATCTAAGAGCCTCAGATAAGGCCGCTATTGCTAATGGTGTACCTTATAATAAAATAAGAGGTACATACCAGAACCATCCCACAATGCAAAAGAACTGTATTGTAATGCCTATTGATGGAGCAGGTGGCAACCTCATTATTCAAGTAACTGGATGGTATCAATTGTCCTTTAATGAAATTCCACACAGTAATCAAGGTAGTGGTTCAGTGATAAAATTCTGGTATAAGAATGCAGTTCAATTTTTGGGACATGGGTTGACAAATAGAGGTGATGTCGCAGATCCCCAAGAGGTTTCTTGCACCGTTTATTTGGAAAAAGGCGATAAAATCCACGGCAGTCATTATTGGAACACATTTAATACCAGTTCATTCTTCTCTGGCACATACTTAGGAACATAACATGACACAGTTCATTACAATAAAAAATGATACAGTACAGGATGTTCAGGATGCGTCTTGGATGAACCATAGTAAAGCTTCAAGTTTTCTCTCTGATGAGGAATGGTGGTCTTCCTTAACTAAGGATGCAGATAATCAGTATATTATTGAAGATGATGGAAGTTATTCTGTCAGTGAGGTTACTGATGAGGATGTTCCTGCAAGACTCCTTCAACTTGATAATTATATTGAGCGTTCATATATGACAGGAATCATATACAACATCACATGGTCAGACTCCAAAGTATCAGCAGTCACAGGTCAGAACATGGCTGGTGAAGACATTACAATCCAAACTCATTTCTCTGGTGATGATACTGCAAAGACTACAAGATTATTAGCAGATGAATGGACACGAATAAGAACAGAACGTACTAGACTTCTCGCAGAAACAGATTATATGGGCCATTCTGATATGACCATGAATGATGCTTGGAAGGTATATCGACAAACACTGAGAAACATACCATCTGTACAATCATCAAAAACGACATATGCAAGTATTACATGGCCGACCAAACCGTAGCAGTAAAAACGAAATGGCCGAAGGATAATTCGGAGTCAATAGAATAAAAAAGAGAGGTTTTGTCATTCTTCACTTTCCGTAGTTAATAAATATAAATATGAAACCAATGGATAATTTTATCAATTTACGGAAAGAATATGGCAGTCTCACTAAAGAAAAAAAGTCAAAACTACATTATTGATCAAGGTACTACCTTTGAAAAAACAATAGGTGCAGAGAATGCATCTTCTTCATCCGTGACCATTTCCTCTGGTACGGTTGCAGGCGGAATGATTAAGAATTACGCCTACGCAAACACTATTCAAGCATTTACAACTTCTGTTTCTGGTGCAAATTGTACCTTCTCGTTGACCGCAACGCAAACTTCTGGTCTAGCAGAGGGGAAATACTTCTATTCTCTTACTTACACTCAGAGTGGTGGGACAATTAAAGAACGACTTGCAGAAGGACTCATTACAGTAGAACCATCGGCAGAAATTAATAACGGATAATAAACCATGTCTTCAACACAACCAGCATCAACTACAGAATTAAAAGAATATTGTCTGCGAAAACTAGGAAAGCCTGTTATTGATGTGAACCTTGCAGATGAACAGATGAATGATATGATTGATGAGTCTATTCAATTCTTTCAAGAATATCACTTTGATGGGACAGAAGTTCATTATGCAAAAGAACAAATTGCGGCCAGTACTCTTACATTTGCAAGTGCATCAACTGGAACATTTAGCACAGAAGAAACAATCACAGGTGGAACTTCTGGTGCAACTGCAAAAGTTCATGAGGTTACAAGTTCAACTGTTTTAAAATTCAAACAGCACAAAAATCCTGACGGATTGCGAGAAGCAAATACTTCTGCAACATTTACCGCAGGTGAAACGATTACAGGAAGTGATTCAGGTGCAACTGGAACTGCTCATGCAACGCAAGCAACAGCTGTCGTGTTTGGAAACATAGATACGAAAGCAATCACGGCGGATGATACTATTATCGGAATACGAGATGTTCTTCCAATCAGATCATCTAAACTTGCTTCTGATGATATGTTTTCTATTGAGTATCAATTCAATTTAAATCAATTGCCTGGTCTTCTTAAAGGGAGCGGAGGTCTTTCAAACTATGCAACAACCAGACAGTATATTTCTTTGATGGATGATCTATTCTCTAAAAGTGATACAAGACAGATTCGTTTCAATAGACTCACTGACCAAGTCCACATAGATATGGATTGGGATCACGGAATTAAAATAGGTGATTGGTTGGTTCTACAGTGCTACAAGAAAATTGATGGTAGTGTTTACACAGAATTATACAACGATATTTTTCTTAAAAAATATACAACTGCATTGTTCAAGAAACAATGGGGTGCAAATCTTATGAAGTACGAGGGAATGCAGCTGCCGGGCGGTGCAACTCTCAATGGTAGACAGATTTATGACGATGGCCATACCGAATTAGATAAATTAGAAGAAGAATCACAACTGCGGTATCAGTTGCCCGATAACTTTTATGTAGGATAGTGTA